GCTACATGCAGTCGATGGACTATTCTCCAAACCCTTGGCTGAACAAGTTAACCCGCATGTCGTCTGTGTACTTCTTGGCTACTAGCCCAGCGTACTACTTGCAGAACTTGACCCAGCCTTGGATTATGTCCGTACCGGCTATGGCGGGTCGCCACGACTACACCGCAGCATCGGCAGCCTTGTTCAAAGCGTACACCGAGCTCGGCCCGGTCATGCGTAGTGCTAAGTTGCTCAAGCAACAGTTTGACTTTGCTCAAGTTCCGGCTGATGTGCGTAACGCCATTAAGACTTTAGCTGACCAAGGCAAGATTGACATCGGTCTGGACAGCGAGATTGGTGAGTTCCGCATCGAGGGCCAAGGGGCTATCCGCGAGAAGTTCAACGCTGTTGACAAGGCGCTCCGTCTGGCAGTGCAGAAAGTTGAGTCTGTTAACCGGTTGTCTACAGCGATGGCTGCTTACCGCCTTGAGTTTGCCAAGACTAAAGATGAAGCCAAAGCTACTGAGTATGCCGGTCGTATCCTGACAGAAACTCACGGTGATTACACCAGCTTCAATGCGCCTAGGGCGTTTAACAACCCGGTCGGTAAGGTTGCTTTGCAGTTCCGCAAGTTCCAGCTTATTCAGTTGGCGTTCCATGCAAAGCTGATTAAAGATGCATTCACCAATCCTGCTGAACGTGCTGCCGCTCTGCGTACGCTAGGTTACTCTCTTGCCCACACTGGGGTGCTGGCCGGTGCAATGGGCTTGCCCGGATACGCGGCTTTATCGTGGATTATTGGTGCTATGTTTGGCGACGACGACGAAGACTACAACCTGACCCAAGAGATTCGCAAGGCCATAGGTGATGAAGATATTTCCAACATGGTACTGCGTGGAACTCCTACTTTACTAGGTGCTGACATTTCCGGTAAAGTTGGTGCGGGTAATATGCTGTCGGTACTGCCATTCAACAACGCGGACATAACTACTCGTGCTGGTCTTTTCCAGACTGTCGGTACGCTAGTTGGCGGAGCTTCCCTAGGTATGACTGCCAATATGGTAGACGGCTTGGGACTAATGCTTGCTGGGGATTGGCATAAAGGTATCGAGCGGACAATGCCTAAGGGTGTCGGTGACGCCATGAAAGCGTACCGTATGCAGACCGAAGGTATGACTCGTCGTAATGGCGACGTTATTCTTCCAGCGGAAGACATTAGCGCGATGGCTGGCTTACTGCAGTTATTTGGAATTCAACCAGTTAAGCAGGCTGTTGTGTACGAACGCCAGCAGAACATTCGTGACCAAGACCAAAAATTTCAGTCTCGCGCTACTCAAATAAAGAATGAGTATGTCAAGGCTGTTAAGGGGCGTGATACAGAAGCTGCTGCGGAAGCTAGGGCTGCTTGGGCTAAGTTGCAAGCAACTAGAGTTGAAAAAGGTTACACTCGGCAGCCGTTGTCCATATTGCTACGGGCTCCCCAAGAGCAAGCAAAACGGGAACGCGACACACGCGGCGGTGTACAGTTCAACAAGGCAAACAAACGTGCCGTAACTGAGGAAGCTACTTTATGAAGAAAGATTCTCGTTTAGAACGCGCTGGGGTATCGGGCTACAACAAGCCCAAGGCTACTCCAAGTCATCCAACCAAGAGCCATGTTGTGGTGGCTAAGTCAGGTGACCAAGTAAAAACTATTCACTTTGGCCAGCAAGGAGTTTCGGGTAGCCCTGATGGGTCTGCTCGTAACAAAGCATTCAAAGATCGCCACGCAAAGAATATTGCAAAAGGGCCAATGTCTGCAGCTTACTGGGCTGATAAGGTGAAGTGGTAATGGCAACTAATTTTTAACTGGAGAACTTTTATGAAATCTATGCCAATGCGCGGTCAACGTACCGCTACCAACAAAGCTAACAAAGCCAATCCTTTTGGTAAGGGTGAGTCCATGAAAATGGAAGCCGCCGAAAAGAAAATGGCTCCGGGTAAAAAATCCTATGCTGCTATGGAAAAAAAGATGGAACCCGGTATGCACAAAGGTATGAAGAAGTAAAAAAGAGGGGCCCCGAAGGGCCCCTAACTTCAACCACAAGGAGAGCTAGCATGGCAACTAGCCCTTGCATCATACATCGCCAGCAGCGATTCCGTCAAATTGATTGCTTACCAGTGAAAGTGCAGGGGCAATCGAGTCTATATCCAACTTCAACGTGTCCACGACAATGCAACGCTGCTGCACTATGGGGTAGTCTGTCCCCCTAGTCATGGTAACTTTCTCTCCGGGCTTGCATATCTTGATGAGTGCTCCGTCTTTGTCAAGGCTGTCCATCATGGCTTTGAAGTCAATCCGGTTCTTCATACACCAGTCACGCACTTCCTTCTGGGACAGCATAAGGTGACCTGAGTTCTCCTTGTGGTTGTTAGTCCCCAAGATGTAACGCCCAGCCACTTCCCCAAGGATACGGTTGCGTGGGCTCTCAGGCCCTCGGCCGTCGCGCTTGTCCCGATATTCTGTAGTAACAATAATCCTTGGCCCTAGGTAGCTGACCATGCGGTTGAACGCGTCATCCGCAGATACTGTGTTGGTCTCCATGACAGACTCGGCTAAGTCGTTTACAAGTTTCAGCGTAAAGGTTCCCAGTGCCGACAAGTCAAAGTTGATGATGCCTATTTTTTCAGCAATCTTTGCAATCACCATAGTGCAAGCACTGTGGGCGCGATAGAACCGGTACTTGGGGCTTGGCAACTGCTGCGTAAAGAAGGCCAGTGCTTCCTGCATATGCTTGGACACCTCGGCTTCATTAGCAAGAATGTACTTAATCAGGGCAACACCTGCGTGACCGCAGTTCAATTGCATCTTCTTAATGTGCTCTGCAGCTAGGAGCGATGATGCTGATTTCCAGTCTTCCTCACCCGCATCCGTGTTGGCAAACTTACTCCGGTCAATAAGCATAAGCGGCGCGTACCGGTCAATGCTTAACTGGATAAGGCGAACCGCCTCGGCTTGGGAGTTAGCTTGGTTGGACGCTAGCAGCCCGTGGAAATCCTTGTTACCAGTAACATATACGTTGAGTCTCCACTCCGACGACTTGGCAAATACTACCGCGCCACCTTTGGAAGTCATGCGTGTCTTGTCTTGTCCGTTGGATACCCCGTAAGCAATGTCGCTAAAAGTAGCAGGGTCAACGGCAGTCAACTCATCTACCAGAACTGGGATGTTGTTGTAAACACCCAACGTAGCCCACAAAGCATTGGTAGTAAATCCGTCCTTGGAGTTGAGGGTCATCTTGGCTGGCTGCCCGAAAGCTGCCATAGCAGCATGACATACAGTTGTCTTCCCACGGCCGGTGTCACCACCATGCAACGCCACAATCAACCCCTTGTACAAATCTTCGCAGTAGTGGGACAGGAGCGAACCCCAGCCAGCGCATATGGTGTACTGCCAGTGAGCTGCACCCGGACGGCTGTACATAAAGTTTAGGGACTCTGCGTACTTCTCTAGGGAGCCCTTGGGGTTAATGAAGGCGCTGGCCTTCTCCCTAGCATTGCCTCCGACTAAAACCTTGCGTTCGGTTCCGTCTTCGCTGTAGAGGTTGTCTCCAAGTAAGAAGTTCTTGTAGTTGTCTTTCCATCCGAACGAGGTAAGCGTGTTGGTTTCTGTGATGCGTCGTTTTAGCGACTGCAGTTGATCTAGTAGGTACGCGGCCATGTGGTTTCCTGCGTCTTTGTGGTTGCTCTTAGTAAGTTCGTATTTAGCCAGTCCTCGGAGTAAATCTACTGGCGATGCTACGGACTCTCCGGTTATTTCAAAGTCCCGCACTCGTTTGTCGGGTAGGTGGAAGCGGATGCCGTACCTAAACGTGCCATCTTCACCCCGAATACGGGAGGTAGGATAAAACAAGTTTTCACAGAACGCCAAAGGGTGTAGAACACCCTGCTTGTCAGGCAGTAGCCGCGATAGAAGACGCCCATCCCATACATATCCTTGGGGAAGCGCTGGAATTGTGGCCTCGGCTGGTTCGCCCTCGTCGTTGATGACTTCCTCAACTACTTCTTGGTTTATAGGGATTACCCTACCTAGCGCCAAAGGAGTTGCAATCTTGCCTTTGTATGGACAACCGCTACACCCCTGAGGCTTGCAAGTTTCCAGTGTGGTGCAGAGCGTAGGCCCTGAGTTCCACGAATCAAACTTAACATCCCAGTCTAGGTTAGTGTGCCCCGTCTCTTCGCGGTTTGCAGTCCACAGTTGAGCCAGTTCCCGGCCGTTCTCGCAGAAGGTAAGCAGCCCAATAATTTTCTGCCACATGTTGTACTCAACATTCCCGCCGGTATCTCGCATGACAGCAACTTGAGCGCACTTGGAAGCCATCTCATCGGCATCTGTTGGAACATCGGGGTACTGCGTAAGGTGGCCGGTCAGGTCAGAATTCAAGTCGCTAACTGGTGCGGCCCTGCTGCTCTGCTCCCGAATAAGTTTCACGCTGTTGGTGACGGCGTAGTTGTTAATGGCCTCGGCAAGTTCTTTTGGGTCTGTGGGAATACCGGTGAACTTTACGACTACGGGCTTTGCATTACCATTCTTTCGATTGGTTGACCCGGCCGGTCTTAGGATAGAACTAAAGTCTGCTGTTCGGGTAGGGTCTGCAAGAACTCCAGCGTGAGCCAGCGATGCTTTAAGCACCCCAGCTACCCTGCGCCATGATTCTGCTTTGATGTCTTTGGTAAGCGGCCAGTAAGCATGAAGCCCATTACCGGAGTCAACTAGCATTGGCCTAGGCCAGCCAACCAGTGCGGAAAACTTGAACACTGCCTTGGTAGCATCTAACTTGGTCAAGTAGCCCTGACCCTTATCAAATTTGTCTTGGCCGCAATCTAGGTCTACCCAGAATGATCGAGCCCTATCCCAGTTCTCGGGGATGCGGTACTTTCGTTTAATCTTGTCGCCATCTTCTACTTCTATTACGGCTTTTTGGTATGTGGCGCAAGCGTGGTACACCGAAAGCGACTGGCTATTTGCCATGCCGTCGATAGCTGCCGCCATAGTGTCCAAGTCGTCATACGCTTTATGCGCGGGGAACTTGTATCCCTCTTTGAACAGTGCTAAGTAGTGAATACCATGTTCGGGAAGTATTGTTTTTAGAAATTCGAGGGTATCCATAGTCTGGCCCCTATGTTAGTAACTGCCATGTTATTCCTTCTTGTGGTGGAGGGATTGCATTGAATCCCTCCACGGGGACTTTAGTCGTCGAAACTGATACCGTCTAAATCAAGCTCAAGTTCTTCTTCCGCAGGTGCGGGAGCAGGTTTGGCTTTGGCTACTGGCTTAGCCTTAGGAGCTTCGGCCTCCTCGGGTTCTACCGCTACCTTAGGCGCAGCTTTCTTAACTACTGGTGCTGGCTCAGCAGCATCGGCAATGGCAACTACCGCAGTCTCGGATGCTCCGAGGATGTTGGATACCAAGTCAGAAGTAATCACGTCTTGCACTTCTGCAAAGCCTTCGTCGTCCAACAATCCAATGGCAGAGAACACCAACTTAGGAGACTCAGCTTCCAAGTCAAAACTCACCTTGGTAACTACCATGTTATAGCCAACACCGCGCTTAGCCAACATCTTGCCGTACTCGCCCAAGCCCTTGATGGATGCGGGAGGAACACGCAACAACATGGGGTCATTGATCTGACCATTAGGTGCTACTGCCATACGAACTGAATCGCTGCAAGCCTTACCCTTGGTAGCGCCCTTCTCAGAGATACGAGAGCCCCACTGGTTGTGAGCGCAGGTAGCGCACTTGATCGCTTGTTTGTTTTGTGCATCAGCCGCAGGGGTAATGCCGTCGCTGGAGTAGCAGTCAGGCTTCTGACCTTCACTGTTATCTTTGTCGTAGCCCTTGATGTAGTAAATCTTGCTTGTGCCTTTGTTGGCCTTCAACAAGACTACGTTCAAGCTAGTAGCCGCGCTGTCTGGGTCTTTGGGGTTCATCTGGATTTCACGCTCGCCATCGCGTACGACAGAGAAAGTTTTACCCTTGATGGAAATCACCGGAAAGCCGCCACCTGCGTGTGAGGTGAGGTCAGCGTTTAACGCTGCGATGTCTACTTGCTTGAGAAAGGATGGCAAATTCTTGCCGGAATCAAATGGAATGATGTTCATGATAAATTTAAAAGTAGGGGTTGGAGTTTACGCGCTTCTGCGTACATTTACTACACGTTCTTCTCTAAGGGAAATCCCGGGGGGGATGTCCCCATGCAGCAAACGGAACTGGTCTAGCGATTCCTTTAAGGGGGCTCGCAGGGTAACCAAATCCCATTCTTCGTTGGCCTTCACATAGTCAAGGAAGACTTCCCGGTCAGCTACACTGGCCGTCGCACGCGTGGTGACGTACGCAGTTCCGAATTCGGTTTTACTCGACTCCGATCCTGTCTTGTTGAACATATCCAGAAGTTTTGCTTCCAGTTTGTCCAGTTTGTCTGTAATGGGGGCTGCAAGCGCCTCGTAATCTGATTTCAATTGCGCTTTTTTATCTCGCAGCTTGATGTATATCTCAATAGCTTCTGATATTTTCATTTGTTATTTCCTTGGGTTGTTAAACATTTGCTCATTTGTATTAGGCGGTGTCCTCCTATTCCGGTCGGTCTTTCATTAAATCCAAAAGCAGCCCTTGCATGGATTGCTTCTCCTGCAGTCTCTTGTACACACGCCGCTCAATCTCTGAACCTGCGATATGCACAATGACGGTCGTCCTAGTTTGTCCCGGGCGACGTACTCGGGCACATGCTTGCTCATAGGTTTCGTTGCTATGCACAGGCGCGTACCAAACAATAGTAGTGGCAGCGGTCAGCGTTAAGCCGTGGGACATAGTGGTTGCATTGGCCACCAAGACTCGGGGGTCAGTCTGTTTCTGGAAATCAGAAAAGATTCTGTCTCTATCGTTCTTGCTAGTCTCGCCATGCACTATCTCTACGCTTGCTACTTTGCTGACTTCTGCAGCTACCATCTCTAATGCTCCGGTCAGTGGTACAAACACAATCACTTTGCCATCTGACTCTTCGATTATTTCTTTGAGCAGTTCTATTCTAGGCCCGCTTGGTATGACTACGCTACTACCATCTGTCCCGTAGGCGACACCGCAGCCAATCTGAATTAACTTGTTGGCCTTCACTGCTTCGTTAACTGCAAGAATCTGCCCACCAGCGTATTCAGTTGCCAGCGTGGATAGCATGTCTTTGTATGCCTTGGCTTGTTGCGGTGTCATAGCAACATCATGCGTAATAAAAGTTTGCTCGGGCAAGTCTGTACAGTCATCCAACGAGAACCGAATAGAGGGCTGCATCATCTCGTAAACAACATCGTTAGCTGCGGGTCTAGCCAGCCACTTGAACGGCGTTATCTGTCGCATGACCTTATCCCTAAACGCGCTGAAATATTTGGGTGTAAGTGGATTGTCCGGAGTTACTAACTTGCACTGCGCCCACGCATCAGTTGGTGCGTTAGGTGTTGGTGACCCGGTCATACCCCACACACGGCGGGACGTTTGCCTGTTGCATATTTCGTTCAGCGTCTTCCAACGATCTGTACCAGCGTTGCGAGCTAAGGCAAGCTCGTCTACAACGATAAGGTCAATGTCGGGTCTGTTTTTTAATTCCTTTGCAATGGTAGACAGGCCATCAATATTTATGATGTAGATATGAACGTCTTGCTTGAGCAGTTTTAGTCGCTTCAATTTAGTACCGTGCAACACCACAGCATCTAAATGCGGAAACGTATTGAACACGGAGTCAGCCCATGTGCGCTCCATAGTAGATAGCGGGCACACTACCAACATCTTTTTAACCTGCTTGACGCGGAGTAGGTAGTCGAATGACCACAGTGCGCTATTAGTTTTGCCAGTCCCCATGTCATTAAGGCAGAACGCTCTGCTGTTCATGGATAGAAACGATGACGTTGTGCGCTGTGCTTCAAACGGCATATGCCGTCCGCTTACCTTCGGCCAGTCGTAGTGAATGGGCATCGGGTCAGGAACATCGAATCCTAAATTACGTAAGACACGAGTTTCGTCCGGCCTGTGCGGTACTGCGACAAGCGTTTGGCCATTATGTTTTGCCAACTTAGCAGTTGGTATGACTGTCGTAATCCTTGACGGATTTTTTAATTTAAATACGACAGCCTTTTTTTCCTTGTGGACTATCATTTATTTATCGGGGTTGTATGAGCCACTGCCTTTACGCCAAGCACGATTCTTACTTCTGTCTTGTACTGTAGTGTTGCCCGGGGTATTACCACCGCCGTTCTCCAGTGACTTCTTGTGTGCTACGTCTTTGCCATCGCCTACGCTGGCTTTGCCGTCTTTGATAGCGCCCCGTCTCGCTGCGTTGTTCTTCACTCGCTTAGCGGTTTCTTCGGGGCGGGCGTTGTATGCCGCTTGATATTCCAGTTTACGTTTAGTGGATGTAACCATCATGCTCTCCATGCAGTGTTAATAAAAAAGTCTTCCAACTGAACTATGTCATCAACCACCAGAGAACTTCCTCCGTGGTCGGTAATTTCTTTCAGTACTCGTTGTTGGTTCGGTGTAGTCTGACTACGTTTTCCGGGAGCCTTAGTTTCTATGCCAATGAATCGTCCGTTCCAGCAGCACACAAAATCCGGTATACCCACAACGCCCATACCGTTTTGCATTGGTTGGAAGTACCAAACATTTTTTGCTTTCAGTAATCGGCGCACAGCGTCTTTTACTTTGCCTTCAGGTGTTGTTGCCATCGCGCTTCCCGTTAAATTCGCAACTCATTACAGGACACCATGCTCGACACAGACCTGAAGTCTTTGGGGGCCAGCGGTCTCTATCATATGCTGACTCTAGCTTGGCAACTCTTGGTACAAACCCTTGCCAAATAATTGGTAGGTCTGTGCGTTGTATTGTTTTCCAGTCAATCTTTTTTTCCTTGAGCCAAATAAAACCTGTAGTGACTTTATCTATCTCGGGGTAGTGGTGAAACGTGTACGCTGCATAGAGGTCTAACTGCTCGGTCGGTTTACGCTTGCCTGTCTTGTAGTCCATGACTGCAGCGGTCTTACCTTGTATGACTGCTAAGTCTGCAATGCCTCGGCTCCATGCTTGTTTCCAATCGCACGGTTGAAAGTTTTTGTCAATAGCAAACTCACGCTCTGCTAACTTTTTTCCGGGCAGCTTTGCAAGTTTGTATGCTATCGACTGCCACTGCTGCATGCCCTCAGGGAGTAGCTCTCCGTGCAGTACAAAGTTCTCAAATGCAGTATGTACTTTCGTACCCCACTCGGTGTGAATGGTAGGCGGCTCCACAATGTCTCTCTTGACTTTTAAGTGGTAGAACTTACGTGGGCAGTTCTCGAACGTATCTAACTGCGAGTACGTCCATGCGGGGTTTGCCATGATTTTCCAATGCGGTTGCGCTCCTAAAGTGCCATTCGACACTAAGGAACTTTTTTACTTTGAACCCCCACTTTATCAGAAAATAGGAGTTCGTCAACTTTATTTTGCAGACCCGTAGCAGTCCGCTATGTCGCCTTCTGACCACGTTACCAGCTCAGGCCACCACGATACTCCCTCACGCATAAGACCTTGTAAAAGCTCTAATTTAGGCTCTGCTTCTGCCTCGGGGACTACATACACCAGCTCGTCATGCACCATCATCGCGGGGCTTAAACCAGTCTGTTTTCTGAACCGGAATGCGTGTTCTGCAATGACGTCCCGTGCAAGGGCTTGCACAAGATTCTCAACGCCTTTACCTGCATAAATGCGGGCTCTAGACCGGCCGTTGCCATACCACCATTCTGTCTTGCCGTTATCGCTCTCCCGCACTAGGTCGGGGTAGTAGATACGCCGTCCCGACGGTAGCCGCACTGCGTTCTTCTCAGTTACACACATACCCCAAGGATCAATTGCAGCCTCAACCCCCTGCTTGATGTTGGTGAGGTTATTTTGGAACAGCTTCCACCCATTGGCAATCTCCGCATGGGCATCTCGGTAGGTGTTCACAGTCTGCGTAGACTCTACCAAGTCAATATCTATTCCACCCATCAGCTTAGCAACCTTCTGAAAGGTAGCACCACCCGCACCAAAGCCAAGTCCCAAGTGAGCAACCTTACCTACCTGCCGTTGGTTCTTCGTAACTTCTGCCTCGGTGATGTTGTACAAGTCGTGTGCAGCAAAGTACCTATACAGGTCAGCCTTCGCGGGGTCTGCCTTGAACAGCTCCATAGCGTAGGGAACCTTCCACAGAAACATGTTGACGCGCAACTCAATGCCTGACAAGTCAGCCACGATTACTTTGTGCCCCTTAGGAGCTCGCAACGACATACGCAACGCATCGGATGCTTTAGGATTCTTGGGGTCAATGCGCGGTAGGTTCTGCATGTTGTACTGCTCACCGCTCCACCGCCCAGTAGTATCCGCACCGCAGTACTTGAGTGGCACCGGCAGTTTACCGCCACACACATTGGCAGCCTTCAAGAAAGCCTCAAGCCGTGTCTCCAAAATCGTAGACTTAACCTCTAGCCTAGCAGTAGCGGCAGCAGATACCAACTTGTTGGGGTGGTCTTGGAGTTTGATAAACGCCTCGTCTGTCTTAGCTAGTGCAGGAGTCATCTTCTCCGGGTTAGTGGGAGACACCTTCATAGGAACTTCCACACCAAGTTTCAGCAACAGGTCTCCGAACTTCTTGGAACTTGCAAGCTCCGTCCTGATTTGCTCCTCAATTGGTATGCCACTATCTAGTGTGGCCGCTACGTAGTCTGCTATCCCCAGCGCCTTAGCCAGACTCAACAACGACTCGCGCTTCTCGGCTTTAACTGTAGCCAGTGCAAGGTTAACCATCGGATAGTCAACTTCAAACACTGGGTTAACTAGCATGCGAGTAGTCATATCAATCTGCACCAGCTCGGCCTTGGGGAATCCCCTAGCCAGTACAGTAAACAGCGCGGCACACAAATCTGTATCTACTTTGTTGTATTCCGCCATCGCAACCAGTTCTTCGGAAGAAAAGTCACGTAGGTGTTTACCCTTAGTGTTGGTAGCTTCTAGGTCTAGCTTCTTTCCCAACCGCAACTCCGCAGCCATCTTCTTGAGGGATACGCCTATGAGTGCTTTGCCTCCTAAGTTAACGCTGGTCTTTGAGTATTTGCCCCTAGCCATAGCTGCGGTGCAGCCGTACATCTTTGGATGTACACCTAGGCGCGTAGTAAGAATCATCGCGTCAAAGCCGGACATGTTGTGCCCGATAGCCATCGCGTTGCTCCAGTCCATGCTGTGTAAGTGCTCTCGGATTATTGCTTCGCCAAACAAAACGTATGTTGGTTCAGCACCCTCCTTGATGGACACCGAAATAATTTCCGTCTCCGGATGCATTACGTACTCGGTAGGAGACATCTTGGTAAGCGTGTGGTCAACGCTCCAGAAAGTCTCAAAGTCAATAACTATGGGTTTCATTTTTTACCTAACTGAAAGCTGACCATCGAAGCTGCAATGCGCTCATTAACTTCTGCAATGGTGGATGCTACGTATGTATCCATCTCGTACCCCTCTCGTGTAGCTATGTTGATAACGTAACCATTGGCTACTTGCATAACCTCAATGCGCCCAGAAAAAATCTGTTTGTTAGTTGACTTGGGCAGCGTTGGAACTATGCTGCTGCCCGATATGGAGTTCATTGCTGGGTTGTACGTAGCTGGTGCCGTGCCTATTGCGTTTAGTATCATGTTAATTAGTTTCATGGCGTCCTTCCAGTTCTATAAGTAGATCAATCTCATGCTTGATTTTTTCTAAGTCCTCAAAGCGTCGACTCGCAGGTTTATTTCGCCAACGTGTAATTCGTTTAACGATGCAGCCCTCCAAGAAGTTGAGGTTGTTTGCGTGGATGAACTCCACGGGTTGTATCTTCATTTTTTTGTAGTGGTCGCCCGCTACTTGGTTTTCTAGTGCGCTCATGCTTTTCCTTTCGGGTTAGGTCTAGGACAATCTTCTGGTGGTACAACTGCACACCATACGGCATGCGGGGGTTCGTTAGCTACTGGGTGCCATCGGTCAATGTATGTATCAGGCATATCCCCCAACGCATTTCTTACGGAGTCTGGCTTCAGCTCAAGCCTTTCGGCTATCTCAATAGGGGTAAGCCCATCGTGGTATTGGTGCAGTAGTCTGCGAATATCGGGATGCCTTGATTTACTCACTGCGCCAGCCCTTCCTTGGTTTAATGAATGCTGCCATAGGCATTGGTGAATGTCCGGGTAGTCGCACTGGCTCGTCAAAGAACGTCCGCTTGCGTAGTGAGTTTGAATCTTGGTGAAAAAACTCGGGGTACTGCGCTTGCATCTGTTCAATAAGTTCGTCAAGTTTACGGTTTGTTGTGGCTTGGTACGCACCATTGATTCTAGGGCGTACTAAATCTTTTAACCTTGTTTGTAGGTGTTGAGTAAGCATGATTCCTCTTTCTTTTGGTTTCTCTTTGGTAGCGGTAGCCAGCCTATGCAGAACGATGAGTCCCACGCACCGACAGTGCACACACCGCCTTTAGTTAGCAGCAGCACCTTCGCACCGCCTATGGGCATCTCATCACCAACGTGCGGGTATAAGAACTCTGCGCCCCCTGCCTGATACTTAGTCACGTTGGGTAACCTCGGCTTTGAATCTTGAGCGCATCCGTAGCCCCTGCTCGTGCAGGTTCGCTTTTCTCAGGCACGTAGACTTGACCATCTTTCATGTGATTGAAAGTTCGTGGCGTAGCTGTGTCGTCGGGGCGCTCCAGCTTCCAAGTTACAGCAATTTGTTTTAGGCAGTTGTCCCATGCGTCCGCGTCAAATAATATGCTGGCTTTTGGGTTGTTGGGAATACCCCAGTACTTTAGTTTTCCGTTGGGTAGAACAAAGCTGCCCCGAACAATGTAGCAGCCCGCGCCCATATAAAAGCTGTCCGGTAACTGCTCTACATCTATAGGTGCATTTAATACAAAGCCTTCCTCAACGAGTGTGTTGTACCGGCTCGAACCTACACAGTGCTGGTTCCAGCTATCTACAATTTCTTTTTTATCCATTGTTCTGTTCCTTTAGCCATTCTTGAATGCGAACAAATGCAACTAAATAATTACCATTCTCAGCAAGCCGTGTGGCTTCCAAGAATTGCGCCTCCGTCAGCCCCACCCAAGGGCGTTGGTAAACTTGGATGTCATCGTCTTCGTCTGCAATGTATCCCGCACTTGTGAGAACAGTGCGCGGTTTTAATTTACCGTCTTTCATGTGTTTTTGTCCTCAAGTAGGGCGTCTGCCCACCGTGCGCCTTGAACGAACCCCTGTACAAAATCTGGCTCGTCAGAAATTACCTCATTAGATATATCCTGATGCGTCAGCCCCACCCAAGGGCGTTGTTGTGGGGTGGTGTAAAGAGCGTCCCAACCGAGAGGCACATCGTTTATCGGAGGCGAAAACCTTATACGGGATCCTTCACCGTCTGGCGTCATCCACACCACAGGCTCTTGTGCTGCCCTTGACAATCTTGCTTCGTCCTGTGCCAAGGCTGCGTTGATGGCGGTAATGGCTTCACTGTGTGTAATCACTGCGTCTTTGTGTGGCTTGCTCCATTGCAACGCCTCAAGCGCACGTTCTAATGCTTCTTTCATACCATCCCCTTTGTTAAAAGCGCAATCCAAAGACTTGCGCCAATGGTCAGTAACACTGCAAATATAAGTTGGAACTTCATGCTTCCTCCCACCTTTGTCCAATAGAACACCAATACACGCCATGCGCTTCGGTTATGACGTGACCCTTAACGATGTCATCAACTTGCCCACCGAGTTTGTAATGCTCATCCTCTTTGATTGACATAAGGGATTCCTTGGGGCTAACTTCAACCAGCATATGAATCTTGCCGCTTTTAAGGGTTTTTGTGTGTAGGATTTTCATTCCACCACCTCCTGCTTTGCAGTCAAAGATTCCAAGCGTTTAATCCGTGCCACGTTGTAAGCAACAATGGCGGTGTGGTACTCCATGCTCGATTGATGGCGCAGTTTGGTGCGCTGCGCTTGTATCAGTTCTTCTGCAATAAGTTCGGCAGGGGTTGGCATTACCCAGTGGTTTTGCAGCCATTCCCATACGTTTTTTAAGTGGTTCATTTTGCGTCTCCTCTTGCTCGAATAAATGCTGCAACGGTGTGCTTGTCGAACCCATGCAATTGCTCCCAATGTGTTGCAACCTTCTCACGCTCTGCTGCTGCTACTAATTTGGCAAAGGCTTCAAGGTCTTTTGGTGTTTGTAACGACCAGCTAGAAAACCCAGCCTGTTTAGCCATGTCCATTAGTTCTTGGTTCATGCTTCCCTAGCTTTCATCATTACGTCTGCTATTGCATAAGCCTGTGTTGGTATCACGACAAATAAACCATCGTTGTCAATTAACGCTTGCATAGCCTTGGCTGCAAAGTAATCACGCAGGGTCATGCCTGTGCAAGTCATGTTGTCACGCGTCCAAGGGAACGCTGTTGGTGGTTCTTGGGTCATGCTGTTAACTCCTGTAATGCGCGCACTGGCGCATGTGTTTCTATCCATACTCTTGCTCCGCAACTTAGCGGCTTGTCGGGGCTGTACACGATCTTGCTTTCACCTTCGATGTGTACTTCATGAGCGTAGGTGTTGCTCTTGTAGGTCTTAACCGTCAGCACAGGTTCGTTCGTGCCGTTCTTTGCATTGGCTTTGACAGCGTGTTGATTTACATGAATGATGGTCTTCACTTGAAAATACTCCTTGCTAAAACTGTTTTGGTTGGTTCGCACTGCGTTGTCTGCGATTGCTTGCTAGAGAAGTAGCCAATGGCAAAACAAATGGCGGCGAACACCCCCACGCACTTGGCGAACGTCATCAGGTTGTCCCAAAACCTCTCAAACACGGTAGGGGTTTCTTCTTCGTCTTCAACCAATTGAATTTTTATCTTGCTCATACACCCTCCCCGAAGATGGCCTTGAGCTTCTGCATAAGAACTTTGGCTTGGCGCACGTTCAGTGTGTCGATGTACTTGTCCATGTCGTCCGGTGTACGGTGCATGATTAACTGTGCTCGCTTTTCTGCTGGAGCTGGAGTCGAATCCCTGCGCTCAATCGCCATGTTCAGTACGCGGCGTTCGATGTCAGCAATATCAACGTGGACAACAGGCAGTGTTGTTGGGTCAACCTGCGCACCCTTGGCCTTCTTAGCCTTCTTCGACTTCTTGCTCGAAGACATCTTCAGCGGTGCGTACTCGGTCAGGTTAGCGTGCATCGTGCCGTCCTCCAGTATGCGCAACTGCCGCTGCCTAGTAAGCGCAGACAACAGTGATGCCGTGGAAGATAGCTTGTACCCCATAGCGGACAAAGCATCCGTAGCTTGTGCCCGTGTGCAGCCCGGGTTGTCCCGCACATAGTTGAACGTGGCTCTCGACACGTTGTTGGTGGGCTTGAAACCCTTCTGCCCCTTGGCCGTTAGGTTAGGCGCATCTTTGGCATGTACCCCTTGCTCCCATTCGGCAAAAACTTTTTGTAACGCAGTTTGCATAGTACTCATTTGATTCTCCTAAAATTATTGACAAAATCAGTGTAGCGTCGTTAAGCGCTACACGACGTATACTCCCTCGATATTATTTTTCTATCGACCAACCCATCTTGATAAAGACCCGCTCGATGCTCGGGTCAGGTACATCTTGCGTAACGATGGTCGCCGTTTTTGTGGCCTTGCTAATCTTGATGACCGTTCCCGAACGTGGCACAGCCCACGTCCCCTC